CATTCGGGCTTTCTATTTTCAGTGAGGGCTGGTAAGGATTGCCGAGTTCCGTAAGGGGCGAGGGAATCTTTTTTGTGACTGGCTTCCACAAGAGGATTGGGACAGAAAACCCGGAAAATGCGATATCAATAACGTTTCGTAACACGTAAGTAACTTTATTTAACTTCCAGCGACACCGGAAATAAGGGAAAGATCAATATCTTTAGGCCCATTAACTTATTTAAAGGAACGAAAATGAAAAAAGGACAAGAAATAAAGCAAATGCTTACCAATGTAAATAATGATGCAGAAAATAAAAACGATTACATTGTTAGGTTAAAAAATCTGGAAGTTATTGAAAATGAACATGATACTTTTCCAGCTTTAAAATATGATGATTATCAAACTAGATTAACTGATAATTCTATTTTAAATTTATCAAATCGTTTGGGTATGGGTACATCATATATTTCAAAATGTATGCCATTTCAAAACTTGGTTACTTTTAATATAAACCATTGGATTAATCACAATAAAGATAAAGGTTTAATGTTAAGAAATAATCAAGATAAAACAAGAGCAATACTTTCTGATCGTTATAAAAGAATAGATTGTAAAGATGTTGCAAACTCTACTCTTGAAAAGTTAATGGATATGAATGCAGAATTAAAATATTCTTATTATGATGGCGATGATATGAATATTACTGCTGTTTTACCAAAACTAGAGGGTGAAGTTGTTAAGGGAGATGTTGTTCAAGGTGGTATCACTATTACAAACTCTGAAATTGGTAATGGTTCATTAATCATTAAACCATTTATTTACAGATTAGTTTGTACAAATGGTATGGTTGCACCTAGTTATCTTAATCAGTTTTATGCAAAGCATGTTGGTAAAATGCTTATTAATACTGAAGATGATGAACAATGGAAATCTATTGTTGATAAAATGCAACAACAATTAGAACTTGTAAGTAATCCAGAGGTATTTCAAGAGAACCTTATTGGATTAAAACAAGCTACTGATGAGACAATTACTTCTCATGGTATTATCCAATTAGCCAAAAAACAAGGTGTATCAGATGACGAAAGAGCTGGTATTTTTGAAAGGTTAAATCACTATGTTGGTGAGGAATTTGCTGTATCAAAATACGAGTTGGCTAATGCAGTAACTAATCTAGCAAATGATGAAAATAAATCAGACCAAAGAGCAAGATTTTTGCAAGAGTTAGGTGGTATGATTATTTTTTCTAATAATCCAGCTAGAGCAAGAATATAAATCAATAAATAGGTGGGGTGTAATTCCCCACCAAGAAAGGCAACATGATAATAAATGGTAAGCCAATACATCGTAGATATGTAAAGGCATTTTCAATAACGATAATATCAATCTTAACAATAGGAGGTTTAATATGGTTGATTTAGTTAAAGAGTTTAGAGATATTACTAAAAAAGCAAAAGTAGTAGAACGTCTTTATACTTTGTATGAAATAAAACAAAACATAAACGAAAAAATAACTAAAGCTGAACAAGAGTTAGTTAAACTAGATATGGAGGTAGCAAAAAATGGCAATCAACAAGATAGCGCAGACAGAAGCGATAAAAAATAGAAGAATGAAGATTATAGATCGTATCTCTAGAAAACGACATTGGAGTTTTAGTGATATGAATCCATACTTTGTTGAGGTCTATGAAATAATGCCAAAAATTACTGAAGCATTATCTTATAGAAGTTATAAAAAACAATTAAAAATCGAAAAGGCAAAATATGAAAAAATGGCTATGCTTAATTATATTCGTACAAGGTTGTGCGTATAATCCTGTGATTGATACTGCGGGTCGTAGTGGTACATTTAACGAACCTAAAGCAGTTGAAATAACTAATGATTTACAACATTGTAAAACTATTGCCAAAGAAAATACTACTTTTATTAGTAATATATTTCATTGGTCATTAAGTCCTACAATGGACACTAAATATGAATCGTTGGTTAGAAAATGTTTAAATAACCGTGGACATAGCGTTCTTAATTAGAGAGGTAATTATGAAAAAATGTAGGATATGTAAAAACAAAACTGATAATTATAAAAAAATAAATAAAACTAAAATATTTTTATGTACAGATGGATGTAAAATAACATATGTACTCAGAAGATTTTTAGATAAAGGTTATAAATATAATAATCATCATGGATATGTATCACTCAGTTTAAATTAGAAAGGATATTATGAATAAACAAATAAAAACTGATTATATGATTAAAGGTATGGTTGAGGATTTTAAGAAAAAACCAAATGCCAAACTTTTCAATCAAATAATAGGTCTTAAGTTTAAAAACATAAGGCTTGAAAAGGATATTACTGCAGAGGCAGTAGTAGAAGATAACCCTGTATACTTTAATTCAATATTTGATTTATATAAATTTGAAAAAGGTATAAAGACAGATGTTTCAAAATTGTTTTGTCTTACTAAATATTATAAGTATGATGTAACACAATTATTGGAACGATTAAACTAGAGAGGAAAATATGTATATAAAACATAAACTAAAAAATGGTCTTACCTTAGACTTTGATGATGATAAACACATTTATTATTTTGAGGGTAAGAAAGTTGAAAGTGTAACAGGAATATGTGGTAATGGTATTCCTAAACCAGAACTAACAGGTTGGCTAGTTGCTACACCTATTAGAGAAATAAAAGCTCTTATTAATCATAAATTAGATAATGGCGAAATGATTGATAGAGTTTCTTTAGAAAGAATAATAGATCAAGCTAAAAACAAGACAGAAGAAATTAAAAAAGATGCTGGACTTGTTGGAACAGTTGTTCATGGTTTGATTGAAGACTTTCTAAAAGGTAAAAAAATTCCGCAACAATCTGATGATAAAGTTATCAACTGTTGGAACTTATTTTTAGATTGGTGGAATAAACAAGAGTACCAAGTTGTTGAATTAGAGAAAAAAGTTTTTTCTAAAAAATACAATTATGCTGGTACACTTGATCTTGTTTTAAAAGATAAGAATGGCAATCTTATTTTAGCAGATATTAAAACAAGTAATCATATATCATTTGACTATACATTACAGTTAAATGCTTATAAACAAGCCTATGAGGAAGAAACTAAACTTAAAATTTCCAAAGGGTTAATCATAAGGTTACCTAAAAAAGATGGAAAGATTGAAGTTAAGGAACTTCCATTAAATAAACAAATGTTTAATGCGTTTCTTGGTGCTATTCATATCTGCATAGCCAAAGAAATACATAAACAAAAATAAAAACATGAACATAATAAGGAAAAACATGAAAACACAAAGACAAGGTCTACCTTTTGCTGGTTTGACCCTAAAGATGTATAGCACAGGAAAGCAATCTCCAAAAATGGAGTACCAAGCATCATCTAATAAAGCCCAATTTCAATGCAGTCTTACAAAGTCATTGTATAAATTGGATCAAATTCATCAGTGGTTACAATCTCCACAAATCCAAAAATATATCCAAGCTGGATATGTTGGAAAATGGGGTGGTAAAATTAACCATGGTGAAGCAACACAATGGAGTGATGGTAAAGAATTATCTATTGTTTATTATATGGTAAAACCATTTAATAAAGATGGATATAATCAACCAAAACCTATGGCACAACAAAATCAAGGTTATCAATTAACTGATGATAAATTGCCAGAAAGTCCTAGAGAAGAAATAGATTGGTCTAATGAAAGTCCAACCGACTTTAATCCTGATCAATACGAACAAGAACTTGGTTAATGACTGCAAAATATGTGGAAATAAGACCAAAGTCTTTTGACCCTCATAAAATTTTAGCTTATGTTGATGCTTTGGATAAGCGATTGGTTAAAGCTGAAATTGAATATGATGAAGTTAAAGATCAAGTAAATGAAGTATTTGATTTTGTCGTTAATGAAAAAATGACAAATGATTCTATTTCTGTTTCTCTTGCTAAAGTTAAAGCAACCAATGATGAAAGATATATGAAAGTAAAAAAATTACTTTCTGATAAAAAGAAATTATATCTTTTTTCTAAAGTTGAAGCTAAAAATGGTCATACTTATTGTGATCATTTAAAGCAACAATCTATTAATAATCTAGCAATAGAAAAACTTACAAAATAATATTATGGGGGGAGAAATCCCCCTTTAATTTCTAGTTATTTCTAAATTACTTAAATCAGTATCTTCATGTATTCCTGTATAAGTATATTCATAGTCAATTAAATCCACATCATTTCTTTTTTTAATTTCAGCAATCATTTCATTAACTTTTGGAAAACTTGGAAAAGTATCTACAAATCTAAAACAAACATAACTACCATAAGGATTATTTTGTGCTTCAAGTTGTAATTCTAAATTTGTGATAACTGCGTCTACTTTAATCTTGTCCATTTGGACATGATACTATTTTTTTCTCATAATGTCAGCACCCTTTAATCCATATATAGCACTAACTACTCCGATAAAAATTGCTTGATACCAATAAGGTAAGTTTGAAAAATATTCAAAAAATGTATCTAACTTATTACGAATTTCAGGATCGTCAGAAAACACAGACCACCCCAATAACAAAATAGGAATAGATACGAGAATAAGGACAAATTCGTCTTTGTAACCATTGTCGTTACTCTCGATAATTTTTGCCTTATATTCAATTTCGCCTTTCGCCATTTGCTCTGCATGACGCATTTGAGCATCTGACATTAACTTTTTAGTAAGTTGTTTATTTTGATAAATTTTACCAGCAGTCTTTACACCTAATGAAATTAAATTCAACCACATATTATTCTTTTTCTAATAATTCTATTTGCATATCAATTACATGCTTTGCTTTTTGTAAATCTTTAATTTGATCTTTTTTGTCTTTCCATTTTTTATTATATCTTGAAATATACTTTACGACATGAGTTTGACAGGCATTAAAACCATTTGCCATAGAATACTCTAAAGGCTGTATTTTAAGCGTTTTATAGTGATTGCCTTGTATCTGTGCAGAAAAAGCAGAATCATTGCTCTGTGACGCTCTATGGCTCTTTAAAAGGGTCTTTTTTAGGGTATTTGAGCTCATACTATCTTTCCTATCCAATTTCCATCTTTATTCAATACCATCGGTAATAATCTTGGTACACCATTTATGATAATCCCACAACCTAAAATAAATCTAGTTTTAAAATTTTTTGCGTAAGCAAATGCCATATTTTTCTGGTCTATCATACAACCTACATTCATTCCAAAGAATAAATTATCAGGATTAGCCCACCAAGATATTACAAATTTAGTATGATAATGTCCTTGCACTGCACTCATGCCCATTGTTTGAGATACCTTCAATATATCTGCACTACGACCATGTGTAAAAAAACATCTTTGTCCATTAGACATTGTTAATGTTAAATCATCTACCCATTTCCATTTTTTAGTACCTAAAAATTCTCCATAATCTTTTAAAAATTCTTTACTCATTCCAAACTTTAATGCTCTACGATACACTAGACTTGAATGGTTACTGTCTACTTCTGTTACTTCTGGAAATATATTTTCTAATTCTTTAACATAAATTCTAGCTTGTTTTAATTCATGTCCAGCAGAATATAAATCAGGATTATGTTCGTGCATACTAATAGCATGAAAATCTAAACTATCGCCTATATTGATTATTTTATCTGGTTTAAATTCTTTTTTTATTTCCTTTAAAAAATTTATACTATCCTTATGATGATAAGGAATGTGCATATCAGAAATCACGAGAATACGATTATTGGCCATACAAGTATTTGTTGTATATTATTTTGATAAAAAGTAAAGCACTTGAGCAATAAACAAAATTGCTATTGCACCTACACCATAAATAATCCAATTAGTCATGGCATCAAATTTTTTATCTAACTTTTCATCTATTTTTTCTATATCATCATGCATGTGTTTAAGATGATTATTTTGGATAGTGTATATTGATTTTTTTAATCCTGTTATGTGTCCGTAAAGTGCTACAATATGTTCGCCTGTAGTTTTAGGATTCTTAGCCATTAATCTACAGGAGTTATTGATATTTCCCCAGAACCAGCACCATGTCCTATAAAAGCAACTTTGTCGCCAGATTTAAAAGAAAAAACTTCTACATGGTTAGTTGGCATTAATGGGTCAGATTCTGTTGCAGTTGGATTAGTTCCAAATTTAATATGTGCATGAGTAGTAGTTGCTATTCTAACTAAACCACTTCCTGTTTCTATAACAGTTGATTGAACAGAAGAATTTTCTACAGTTCCTGTGTAGCTTGAATTATCTGGGTCTATTTTAGTATAGTTTCTAATCATTTCTTTTTTTTCTTTTTCTTTCTTACTTTGTATTTACCTTTAACAAATCTTTTACGATATAACTCTTTTAACATAGTTGAGGTAGTAATTGCCATTATTTTTTTTTCTTTCTTCTTAAATCTGTATCGTGTTTTCTTGAACCTCTAATAAAACTATTTACTCTTGCCATACTCCAACCAGCCATTGAAATTTTAGGTCTTGAACCAGAAGATAACCAAGCACCTTGTCCTCTACGATATACTTTTTTTAATTGACCTAATGTGATGCTTTTTTTCTTTTTAGCTTTATTTTTAAGTATTGTTAAAACTCTAGTTGATAAAGGTTTTCTTCTAACTGCCATTATTTTACCCTCGCTTTAAAAAGTGACATAGGAATACGCATACCCTTTTTATACATTTTGGCCATTCTTTTAAGTAAAGAAGCTCTAGCAGATCGTTTAGCACCTTTCAAACCTGCTAGATATTTTTTAGAAACTTTTAACTTCTTATCTTTAGGTGCTTTTCTTTTTTTCATTACTTCTTTTTTTTAGCCTTTTTCTTTTTTTTCTTCATTGGTGGTCTTCCTTTTTTAGACCCATAAGTTCCTTTACCCATTGGCATGATAAACTCCTATTAGTTAGTTATTTTTCCACCTGACCATTTTGCATCAGGTAATCCATTTGTATATTTCTTGCCATCAAATGTCAAAACCTGTTTTCTATTTGAACCATCTTTGTATGAAACATGAATCCAGCCACTATTTTGTTCTCC